ATGCCAACGGTGTTATAGATGTAAGCTCTGGTGCTAATAAAATTGTTTTCTACTACGGTGCTTTAAGTGACTTGCCAAGTGCATCGACATACCACGGCGCTGTAGCCCACGTTCATGCGACTGGGGGGCTGTATTTTGCACATGGAGGAGTATGGATTCGAGTCAATGATGAGACAACTGGCCCCGTTACTAAGTACACAACAGGTACAAATGGGTCTTCTGCATATACCTTTACTGGTCCTGGCGCTACGTCTGGAGACAATCCAAACTTTACTTTCTATAAAGGCCATACTTATCTCATAGATAATACATCTAATGTAGGAAGTCATCCTTTGCAGATAAGAACATCTAACGGTGGGTCTGCTTTTACAACGGGTGTAACAGATAATTACAACTCAACAACAGGATTGACACAATTTATTGTGCCTCACGAACCCTCCGATACATCTTTGGTGTATCAATGCACAAACCACAGTAGTATGGTGGGTAACATAACTATAGTCTAAAGGAGATCAAAATGGCTATGAAAAAGAAAGGCTACAAAAAAGGCGGCGCTGTTAAAAAGATGGGCGGTGGCAGAATGAAAAAGCCTGTTGCTATGAGTAAAGGTAGCAAAATAAAGAAGAAGACAACCGCTAAGAAAAGGGTAGGCGGTAAAATGAAAAAGACAATGTCAAGGGGTGGCGCTGTCAAAAAGATGGTCGGTGGCAAGATGAAAAAAACTATGGCTAGAGGTGGGGCCGTAAAAAGAAGAGTCGGCGGCAAAATGAAAAAGACCATGGCTAAAGGCGGTAAAACACGTAGATAATGCCCTACTTACAAAGTAATATACCGCATTTTAAATGTTGGGTTCGTCGTGAATACACTCACAACCACGAGCAGTATCACGGCGAATTTCTTCATGCTATGGCAATAGCGGTAACAACAATGCCGAATAGATGTTTAAGCTTTCAAGTTATCTTTACAGGATGTGAGGCTGACGAAGAAGGAGACGATAACGTACACGGTGGTGCTATGTGGGCTAGGATGCCCATAACTGCTTTAGTTGCAGATGAGCCGCTTGAAGAGTGGCCTGAGCCTATGGCAGTGCATGATGCACAACCCTGGGACTGTTCTTCTCATACACACGCTGTATACGTTCTTGACAGAGCTACACCATGTCCTTGGTTAGCAAAGATAAATGGTGAAATGTTCCCTGCAAAGTATTTGTTTACTGTTGACTATGCAGAAAACGAAATAGCTGATGATCCTGCACAACACAAACAAAGTCATGTTTTGCAGTTATTGGATGCAGGTGAGTGGACAGGCAATGTCGTTGCGCTTCCCAATAATCGTGTTCGAGTAACACATCCCGCTTGGTTTGAGACTGGGCAAGGCGCACCTGATTTCAGACCTTCACAACATATACACTATTCAAAAAGCGATTTAGACTATACACTGGACGTAAATAGAGTATTTGATAACCTTTATAACGAGGATTAGTAGCTATGGATAAAAAGAACCTTAAACCAGTCCCAGAAGAGAAGAAGACAAGTCTTGGTAAGTTGCCTACAAAAGTTCGCAATAGAATAGGATTTCAGGCTAGTGGCGGTAAAGTTAGTAAGATGGGTATGGGTGGTAAGTGCCGTGGTATGGGTGCAGCAACCCGTGGTGGCGCGTTTACTAGAAATGGATAAGTAGATGAATTACGCTGAGTTACTACAGCTTATACAGGATTACACGGAGAACGATGAAACGTCTTTCGTGACCAATATCCCTACGTTTGTGCGACAGACAGAAGAGCTGGTGCATCGTACAGTAATGATTCCAGAGCTTCGCAAGAACGTGACAGCAAACTTGGATAACGCAAATCCTTATATGGCTAGACCCTCAGACTTCTTGGCACCGTTCTCATTTGCCGTGGTAGATAGCAGTAATAACTACACATTCTTAATTGAAAAGGATGTAAATTTTATTAGAGAAGCATACCCAGATCAGACATCTACTGGTACACCTAAGTACTATTCTGAGTTTGATGGTGACTTTACATCAACAGGGTCTCCGGGTAACTTTATTTTAGGGCCAACACCTAATTCCAATTATTTAGTCCAACTACATTATTACTATGATCCACCTTCAATCGTAACGTCTAGCACGTCTTGGCTTGGAGATAATGCTGAAGAGGTACTGCTCTATGGCAGTTTAATCAATGCGTACATCTATATGAAGGGTGAGGCTGATGTTCTTGCTACGTACCAACAAAGGTATGATAACGCCTTACGTCGCTTAGTAATGCTGGGAGAAGGACGATTAAAACGTGATAGCTATCGCGATGGCGAACCAAGGTTGGAGATGTAATGTTTAAAATAGATGTAAGTGTACCACAGAATGAACAAGTTGTAGGCGTAAAGACTACTAACAATCGTGGTTTTACACCAGATGAACTTGCGGAACAGTGTGTCCAAAAGATCATATCGGTCTCTGATGATGCCCATCCAGGTATAAGAGACCAAGCTCGTGCTTTTTCTAAGCACCTTGAAAAGCTTGTAGAATACTATATGAGACAAGCTATTCGCAGTGACCGCACAACAGTGTATAATGCAATTAAAGATGCGGGTCATCCCCAACTGGCTGAACTTATAAGGAGACTTTGACATGGCCTTTTCAGGAAACTTTATGTGTACATCTTTCAAGGTAGAACTCCTTGAAGGTAAGCACGATTTTACAAACGGGCAGGATCAATTTAAACTTGCCCTATATACTAACAGTGCTTCATTTAATGCAGCTACTACAGCATACACATCATCTAACGAAGTAAGCAACTCTGGCTCGTATGCAGCGGGTGGGGGAACACTTACTAATGTGACACCAACAAGTTCTGGAGTTACAGCGTTTACAGACTTTGCAGATAAAACGTACACATCTGCAACCATTACTGCTCGTGGCGCTCTAATATATAACAGCCAAACAGCGGGCGGCTCTAACACAACAGACACAGTTGTTGTTCTAGATTTTGGTGCTGATAAAACATCCACTTCTGGTGACTTTCAAATTGTTTTCCCAACGGCTGACGCGAGTAACGCTATTATCCGTATCGCCTAAACTCTTACTAGGAGTGACAGGCCATGGCGGATGCCAATGTAATATTCACGGGTTGGGGGCGAGATAGTTGGAGTAGTGGTACTTGGAGCAATCCTGCCACTACTCTTCCCTCTGCATCTGGTCAAGTAGGTACTGTCACTGTAGCGGCAAGTGCCCAGAACATTGCTGTCACTGGGGTGGGGGTCACAACGGGTGTGTCTCCTGTCACTGTTACAGGAGTGGCGACAGTTCCAACTACTGGATTGCAAGCAACTGGGTCAGTTGGTTCTGTAACCGCACAAGCAAATTCTTCCATTAGTGTTACTGGTTTAGCAACTACAAGTGCTGTTGGCTCTGTTGTTGCCTCCATCCCTGGAGAGATTGCTGTCACTGGTTTAGCAGCTACAAGTGCTGTTGGCTCTGTCACTGCTACTGGAGGTGTTGATGCCTCCGTCACTGGTCTGGAAGCCACTGCTGTCGTAGGTGGTTTACCAACACAACCTGTTGGGGTTTCTGCCACTGGCGGTGTGGGTGTTGTCTCAGTCAACGGGGCAATGATTGCTCTTGCAACGGGAGTTCAAGGAACGACTGGAGTAGGCACTGCAACTATAACTGCTGATGCTCCAAACATCCCAACAACAGGGTTAGGCTCAACGGCAAGTGTTGGTTCTGTAACTGTAGGTGTTGGTACAGGCGTTGGCATAAATGTCACAGGTTTAAGTAGTTCTTCTTCTGTCAACTCCGTTACTGCTACGGGTGGAGTTGATGCTGTTGTTACAGGACTTGCCGCAACAAGTGGATTAAACGGAGTCACTGCTACAGGGATAGCGAGTGTTCCAGTCACAGGATTACAAGCAACAGGTATTGTAAACGGACTACCGCAAAACGTCACTGTATTCTTAACAACAGCAGATGCGTCTGGTTGGGGTAGAGCAACTTGGGGTGCTGGAGCATGGAGTCAGCCTGTAGCTACAGATGCAGGGATGACAGCCAGCGTTGGTTCTGTTAGTGTCTCCCTCGTAAAAAGAGTACCTGTTACAGGCTTAGAGGTGACAACGGGAGTTGGTTCTGTTAGTGTAGCCACAGGCACAGGTATAGATGTTCCTGTAACAGGAGTATCCGCATCTGGACTAATTGGGCCAAGAGGAGTAACAGTTTGGGGTAGGATAGTTCCAAGTGAGACCGCAGTATGGACAAAGATTGCACCAAACACAACAACAGAGTATAGTGAAATTAGACCTTAACGGAGATTAATGTTTCATGGCTAGTACGTATACAACAAATACAGGTATTGAACTGATTGCTAACGGCGAACAGTCTGGCACATGGGGCAATACCACAAACACAAACTTACAAATTATTGACCGTTTGACGAATGGTGTTGGAACCATAGCTCTTTCGGGAACCACACATACCCTCACTACCACAGATGGATCTCTTTCTGATGGTCAGTATAAGGTTCTATTATTAGCAGGATCTCCTTCGGGTACAAATACAATTACTGTAGCGCCAAATGATCAGACAAAACTATTTTTTGTAAAAAATGGGTCGGGGCAAAGCGCAATATTTTCTCAAGGATCTGGTGCAAACGTAACAGTAGCAAACGGAGACACAGCAATTATATATTGTGATGGGGCAGGATCTGGTGCAGCGGTTGTAAACCTTACGGATGCCTTTGCTATGAATAGTGTAAACATTACGGGTGGTAGTGTTACAGGTATAACAGATTTAACAATAGCAGATGGCGGTACAGGTGCTTCATCAGCATCTGCTGCAAGAACAAGTTTAGGAGTTGCGATTGGGTCGGATGTTCTGGCTTATGATGCAAACCTACAGGCTTTTGTAACGGCTCTTACCCTACCTACATCCGATGGGTCAAATGGGCAGGCGTTAGTTACAAATGGTAGTGGTACTGTTTCTTTCGGCAGTGCTGGAATTGGAACAGGTAAGGCCATAGCTATGGCTATTGTTTTTGGGTAAAGGAGGCTAAGATATGGCTGCACCAAACATTGTAAATGTAAGTTCGATACTAGGAAAAACAGATCAGTACGCACTTACATCAACTAATCAAACTACGATTTTAAATAACGCAGCATCGAGTGATAATGTTCTGAAAGTGAACATGATCCAAGTTGCAAACGTGGATGGGACAAATGCTTGTGATATAACTATAGATGTACACAGCGCAGACGATGGGGCAGGCACTGCGTTTTCACTTGTTGCAACTGTATCTGTTCCTGCTGACGCATCGTTGGTTGTGCTAGATAAAAGTACTGCAATATATCTAGAAGAAGATATGTCCATTACAGCAACTGCGGGTACTGCAAACGATTTAGAAGTTGTTATAAGTTATGAGCAGATAACCGACTAATAGGAGTCGCACATGGCTAAAGGTAAAGGTGGCTTTATAGGTCAAGACGGGCTGAACGCACCAGACAGCCCAACAGGGGTCAGCGGAAGCGCGGGGATTGGGTCGGCGACTGTTTCATTTACCGCGCCAAGCGATGTTGGTGGATCTGCTATTACTGGGTATGTCGCTACATCAAATGATGGCATAGGTACATCAGGTTCATCATCACCCATCACCGTTACTGGTTTAACAAACGGCACTGCCTACACGTTTAATGTTTGGGCTTATAATGCGTTTGGTTATTCCGTGCCTAGTGATGCTAGTGGAAGTGTAACCCCGCTTTCTGATTTTTCTCGTCTGCTCAGATTTGGCGGTAGGTTAGCTATCGCAGGAAATGAGATTGTAGATATTAGATTTGTTAATATTGCATCATTAGGTAATGAAGCTGATTTTGGAGACTTGACGCAAGGAAGATCACACTTTGGAGCTTTAAGTAATGCAACCAGATCAGTAGCAGGAGGTGGTTTTGCAGGTAGTTTTGTTAAGACAATGGATTATGTAAACCCTGCTAGTGCAGGAGATGCAACAGACTTTGGTGATTTGACCGTTAACAAATGGTTAAGTGCAGGTTTAGCAAATGATACCAGAGGCGTATTTGCAGGAGCAGGAGGATCATCAAATGTCATAGAGTATATAACTATAGCAAATACTGGAAATGCAACTGATTTTGGGGATTTAACCGTTGGTAGGGAAATTATGAACTCAGGAACTAGTAACACAACAAGAGGTGTGTTCTTTGGGGGTAATACATAATGACTATTGTAAACACTGTTGATTACATAACTATAAGCTCTACTGGTAATGCAACAGACTTTGGAGATTTAAGTGCGGCTAAAACAGGTACAGCAACATGTGCAAGTTCTACTAGATCTTTAGTTAGTGGTGGTTATACTGGTTCAGCAGAGGTCAATGTAATAGAGTATTTTACCACTGCAAGCACAGGAAATGGTACAGATTTTGGAGATTTAGATGGAACACATAGCGATGGATATGCAGGGTCAAGTAAAACTAGGGCGTTGTTTCAAAGAAATGCAGTATTAAACTATGTAACTATTGCATCATTAGGTAATGGTGCTGACTTTGGTGACTGTGAAGATGGGACTAAAAGTGCAGGTACTTCTAATGGTCACGGAGGACTTTCATAATGCCAAATTATCAAGGTGTATGGTCGCTCTCAACGCAGATGCAGAATGCTAGTGCTTGGCCTGTTCCATTTCCAAGTGGTGATCTAGGTTTGTTTACTTCAGCTACAGCTAGTGCTGTTCTAGATTTTATTACTATATCATCAACAGGCAACGCTACCGATTTTGGCGATCCAACAGCAGCAAAAGCTGATAGTCAAGGTAATGGTAATTCTACAAGAGGGATTACTAACTATGGTGGAACTGGCGGTACAACAACTATTGATTATGTAGAGTTTGCTTCTACAGGAAATGCAGCAGATTTTGGAGATACTGCTACTGCTTTTCAATATAGTGGTGGTTGTGGAAACAATACAAGAGGTGTGTTTGCAGGGGGTGGGGCTACAAGTGATAACATAATAGAATATGTTACAATGGCTTCTCTTGGAAACGGAACAGATTTTGGTAACTTATCTCAGGCTCGTGCTAGAATAACAGGCGCATCATCTGCAACAAGAGGGCTTTTTGCAGGGGGATGGGGTGGAGGAGCAACATTTTATGATACTATAGATTATATCACCATAGGTTCTACAGGCAATGCTAGTGATTTTGGTAATCTTACTTTAGCTAGAAGTTTTCTAGCAGGGTGTGCATCTGCAACAAGGGCTTTATTTGGTGGTGGCTATAATGACAATGCAGTTGGTACGAATCAAAGAGATATAATAGATTATGTTACTATAAGCTCAACTGGTAATGCAACTGATTTTGGTGATTTAACTAGCATCAGTAGTAGAGAGGGTGCTACCTCAAATGCTACAAGAGCAGTATTTGGTGGCGGTGAGAGAAGCGGTGCTACCTCAAACGTAATAGACTATGTAACTATAGCTTCAACTGGTAATGCAACTGATTTTGGCGATTTAACTACAGCTAGAAAAGGTCTTGGGGCAGTTGGATCAGCAACAGCGTCAGGAGCAGCATAATGTCAGATAAACGATACGAGGCGAATATAATAAGAGCCACGGCTGTTGAGCCTGCTAATAACCTACAGACAACTTCTGCTCCAGGGGTGTGGTCAATAGACGAAGTTGTAGAGCTACAGAAGAAAGAAAAATGGCCTACGGTTGGGAATGTTATTACTAATGCGGAAAATGTTTTTTCAACATTCTTATATGACGGAACTGGTGCTAACCAGGCAATTAATAACGGCATTGACCTTACAGAAGGTGGTTTGGTCTGGTTAAAATCTAGAGATGGAAGCTCTAGTGCGTTCCACACTATTTATGATACAGCACGTGGAACAGGCCCAAATGGAGGTCGTATTTTTGCAGGCACTGCCAGTACTAACGGAGCATCTACTCAGTCTGATGGGTTACAATCTTTTAACTCTAATGGTTTTACACTAGGAGCAAACCTTTTTGAAAATGGAACTAATGCGAGTTATGGAACTGAGTACGTCAGTTTTACATTTCGGAAGCAGACTAAATTTTTTGACGTTGTGACGTATACGGGGGATGGTTCTAGTGATTTTTCAAAAAAAGTCTCGCATAATTTAGGGCAGAGGCCTGGAATGGTCTTTGTAAAAAATACCAGTGCAAGTTCTAATTGGTTAGTGTGGTATCCCTTAATGGATAGTTCAGCGTATAATTTGAA